CCATTCTTCCCACCATTCTTCCCATTCTTCCCGTTCTTCCCATTCTTCCCACCGTTCTTCCCATTCTTCCCGTTCTTCCCACCGTTCTTCCCACCAACCTTCTCTAGCAGTGGTTGTTCAGGATGTATCAGAAGTTATTGCTGGCAAGCATGTCCTGGTTGCTGCGGTAGTTGTGGATGCTAATAAATATGTTATACTATACTAAAGGAGATCTAAACTATGTACGCAATAATTGTTAAAGATACTGAAGATACCTATGATGTAATCTCAGCACTTAGAACTACGGAGGAAGTAAGAGCCTCTCTTGATTCTGAGTGGGATAAAGGTCTTCCTGTAGTTGGTATGAACATAACAGACCATAAGGCAACAGCCACAAAAGGCTCAACATGGAATGGGACATCATTTGATGGAACTGCAAACGAAGGCTTTTTAGCACTATCACAAGCAGAAAAAGACTCATACAAGCAGTATGCCTTCCTGTGTGAAAACAAGATTATTCACAGAATGAGTATTGACTCTGATAATGAGAAGGCAGAACTTTATGATGCAGCCTTTTCTGGCGAAGTTTTCTTGGTAAAGTGTGCTTTTGCAGTTAATGGAACAAAGGTTTCATACAATCAAGTAACCAGAGAAATCTCACCAGTTTAATAAAAAATATCTAGACAATTGTTTTGTGATATAATATAATCACAACTAAAACAAAGGAATAGGGAAATAATTTATGACAACTTATGATGAAAATGAGACCCCTTGGTTTACTAAGGATAGATCAGAAACTGCAGTAAACAGATATCCATCAAGAACTATTGAAAACAATGTTTTAGTTGAAAACCCAGCATTAGGAATCAATCTATATAGAAACGTATTTTCAAAAGAAGACTCTGAAAGATACATAAAGATTCTAGAGTCAAATCTTGGCGGGAATGGTAAATATAAATGGTCAGAAGCAAAAGTAACTAATTCTGATGTTCCAATTAAGAAGGCCAGAGATGCAGTAGACTTTAGATTTAAGCAAGAAAACTTAGGGCCAAGAGATGAACATAATTCTGAACTTATTGATCTTCATGAAGAAATTTATCAAAAGTTAAAGTTGTGCGTTGATGATTATGCTAGATATTGGGGTATCAATGTTGTATATTATGAGGCATTTAACTTTGTAAAATACGAAGGACAAGGAACTCACTTTAACATACACGCAGACCACGGCCCAATGTACAACTGTACAGTGTCTGCTGTTATCTACATTAATGAAGACTATGAGGGTGGCGAAATTAGATTTCCAAGAATGGACAACTACACACATGCTCCAAAAATAGGAGATATTGTTCTCTGCCCATCAAACTATATCTATGAACATGCTTCATTGCCTATGAAAGAGGGAACAAAGTATTGTGTTGTCGTAATGACAGACATTAATGAACTAGGACACAAGTAGTGTCTTTAATCGCCAAGTTTAGATCCTTCAGGCCCTGGTTAGATAAAGAAAACATTTCTACACCAGTCCCAACACAAAAAGAAATGCCAGATTGGTATAAAGACGCAGACAGATTTGCTAAAATGCCAAACGGAGAATACTACAAAGCACCAAAAGAGGTTTGTCCATTTCCTAAAGAAGGCACAACAGATGATTATGGGAAGATACCTACATGGAAAGCATGTCCTGCAATTATGGATGCGTTTGCAACTGGATATGTATTTAAAACTCCTTGTGACCTAACATTTGCTAAAAATTCTCAGGGTATAATTAATGTCACAATTGATGACCCCAAGTATAAAGACTTTTGTACACAAAGACCACCAATGCCACAGTTCGAACATCCTAAAGGGTATTACCAATACCATTTTGCATGGAGTTCACCATGGGGTCTAGAGTTACCAGAAGGATATAGCGCATTATTTATGACACCAATGAATAGGTTTGATCTTCCGTTTATGAACACAACTGGAGTTGTAGACTCTGACAAAGTTCATCTTCTTGGAAGTTTCCCATTTTTTATAGCAGAAGGCTGGGAAGGAACGCTTCCTGCTGGAACCCCATACATGCAGGTACTTCCATTTAAAAGAGAAAACTGGGAACACGAGATAGAGATTTTAGGACAGTCTGAGATATATGGTAAAATGGTAGATAACGCAAAATTCTATCGGCAACCTGATGGAGGAGTGTACATTAAAAAAGTTTGGTCCCGCAGAGAATATAAATAAGGAGAATACAATGCAGACATGGACAGAAAAAGAAGATCTTGGCAATGGAATTATTTGCTATAGAGGCGTAATTAAAAAAGAGTTTGATGTAATAAACAGACTTGAGGCCAATCTAGGATCAGTTGCTGGATATGGAGAGTTGTCAGCAGAAGGAAAAAGATACCACTGGATGCCAGCATACGTAGGATATCAACAACTTATGCCAGACTATAGGGACTGCGTTGACTTTAAGTTTAAGAAAACAGATATAGAATTAGATAAAAGCCAAGACTCACTAAATCTTCAAGCATTATGGCAAGACATCTATGACGCACAGTTTGCAGCAGTAGAAGATTACAGAAGAGACTACAACATCATGCCACTTAAATATTGGGAGGCATTTAATTTTATTAAGTATGGCCCAGGCCAACACTTTAAAGAGCATCACGATCATGGATATTCTTACAACTGCACTCTTTCTTTGGTCGCATATGTAAATGATGATTATGATGGTGGAGAACTATTCTTTAGATTGCAGGGTTTAAATATTAAGCCAAAGGCTGGGGATCTTTATGTATTCCCATCTAACTTTATGTACCCTCATCAAGCAATGCCAGTACACTCTGGTACAAAGTATTCAATCGTTACTATGCTAGATTACAGCAAAAAGTATCATACACCAGACATGTATGATTCAAAATGGGATCAAGAGTAATGCTAAATATTTCAGTAGAAAAAATGCAAGGTAGTAACTTTGAGATTAGTCCAATGTCAATTAAAAGAGATTGGATGGACGAAACCTCAGACAATCATGCATATAGATGTTTTCCAGTAACACAGGCAAATGTCATTGGATGGAACCTTTCTTGCACAGAAGATATTGAGTTTGAGTGGGACGGAATAACTGATCAAACAGATCAACATGTAACAATATTTAGTCCGACAGGCTCTTATGCTGGAAGAGGACAGGCCTCCATAAGTTTAAACACTAGTTTGGTTTTTAGAACAGATCCCAACATTAGCATTTGGACAATTAATCCAGTAAATTATTTTAGCGAAGACTTTGAAACTTTGTCTAACTTAGTTAGCACATCTTTTTATCCTAATCCACTTCCATTAGCAATTAAAGCAAGAAAAGCAAATCAAAGAGTGGTCATAAAAGCAGGAACTCCAATAGCAACTATTATTCCGATATCTCTAACAAATCTAAATAACACAACCATAGAACTTGTTGAGTATAAGGATGAAGACAGATCAAAAGAAAATGCAAATAGGGCCTATGGTGAAGCAGCACAAGAAGTTAATAAATCTGGACAATGGACAGACTGGTATAGAGATGCTGTTAATGAAAAGGGAGAAAGTCTAGGCTCTCATGAAGTAAAAGCATTAAAACTTTCAGTTAAAAATAATATGAATGGTGATACAATATGAACATGGACGAATATAAGGTAGTACAAAGAAAGCCATCAATCACACCCTCTGGCTGGTTCGGTGATGGCAAAGAAATGATCGTTGAGTTAGAAAACTTTATGACAGAACAAGAAATAGAGTTTTTAGAAAAGGCTGCAAAGTCATTGACGATTTGGGATGTTACTGAAAGCCATGTAAATGAAAATGGAACAGTCGTTTATGATTCAGACTACTGGAAAGATAGGGTTGCAACTAGTCCTACATTAGATAAAAACGATCCATCAATTGCACCAATAATTGCAGGACTGTTTGAAAGACTAAAGCCAATCGTCGAAGAGTTTTATAAGGTAAAGGTTACTCCTACTGGAACAACTATCGTTAGATGGCTTCCAGGGCAGTTTCAGAAGCCTCACGCAGACAAAGAACTGCATGAAGGTCCAGATGCAGGACTTCCAAATGATTTTCCAAATTACGACCTTTCAAGCCTTTTCTATTTAAACGAAGACTATGAAGGCGGAGAGTTATACTTTCCAAATCAGGGTGTTCAGTTTAAGCCAAAGAAGGGTGCTGCTTATTTTTTCCCAGGGGATATGAATTATATTCACGGAGTAACAGAAATTAAGAGTGGTATTAGATACACCTGTCCATTCTTTTGGGAAATTACAGAGCATACAGGAGACAGAAAGCCATGACAGAGCCTCTCAATGTAATTGAAGTATACCCAAAGATTTTTGTATATAAAGGTCTTTTTAAAGACATTCATAAGACCTATAGTCTTTTGAAGGAGTCACAAGGAGAAGAAGATGGACTATTTAGTCCATGGTCACCATGGTCAAGGTTTGGCGAATACATTAATCCAATTTTTAGAACATATCATGATAATTTAAAAATAGATCATGTTGAAAAAGTAGCAACCTCAACAGAAAAACAAGAAGAGCACAAGCAAGTTCTTTTAGAAATTCTTAATAATTTTATGATAGCAACAAAAGACTATATTGCAAAGAACAATGTTGATTTTGATGAAAACAGACTTATCCCAGACATCAAAGATGAAAGAGGGAACGATGTTAAGGAGTGGGAATACACAGGACCATCTATAGCAAGATATAAGATAGACATTGAAGACCCACTAGCAATGACATACCACACAGACTATATAAGAGAGCCAATAGTAAGCCCAGGACATAAGTTTGCAATTACTGCTTTAACATACTTTAACGATGACTATGAGGGTGGAGAAATTGACTTTATAGCAAATGGTGAGGCATATATGTATAAGCCAGAGGCTGGAGATCTTCTTGTTTTCCCATCAGGACATCCAGAATTTTTGATGTCTGAAGAGTCTATCTATCTTCATGGAGTTATGCCTGTAAATCACAATTCGAAGTACCTTTCAAGAATGTACTGGACAAAGTACTCTGTCGGTGCCCCAGAGTGGTTTGAAAATGAAGAAAAGTTTGGTAAAGAAAAGTGGCAAGAAATGCAACAAGATATTATGCAAAAGTTTAGAGATGACAATCCAAACAGAAATAATGCTGACAAAGAAAGAAGGATAAAATGAACCTAGATAACAAAAAAAGAATAACAAAGGATATTGTTGTTTATGAAAACTTTATTGATGCAGACACTGCTGCTAAACTTGTAAAGGTTTTAGATAAGCATGCAGAACTTGGATTAATTACATGGATGCCAATATCATTCTATGAGTCTTATTCTTCAGTATTGCCACAAGACAATGATGAGCATGTAGAGAATGAGAAACTGCCAAGCGATATATTCTCACAAATTAAGCAAGGAATTATTGATGCTGTTGCAAGTGTTCACGATCTTGATCCAAAAATAATTTCTCAAATTGGGTACCACACACAGAAGTGGGAACCAGGAGCCTATGCAAGAAAGCATTCTGACAACACAGACGAGCATGGCCACTCTGGTGCTTTTACAAGAAGTAGATATGCAGCATTTTTATATTTGAACGATGACTTCGAAGGTGGCATGTTGCAGTTCCCAGATCAAGAGATAAGCCTTCAACCTAAAGTTGGAATGCTTGCTGCATTTGACGGGGGATTTAACAATATGCACGAAGTAACTCTTATAACCAGTGGGGTTAGATATACCATCGGCTCATTCTGGGATGATAGAGAAGAGTCTGATTACCCTCAAGAACTAAGAGATGCCTGGGCTGCAGAAATGAAAGAGACCAGAGCAAAGCAAGAAATTGAAAGAGCAGAATGGCAAGAGTTGCTAAAGCAGGGATGGAAACTTGATGCTGACGGAAACAAGTATAAGGTTGAGGATCTATAAATGGAAGTATTTTTAAAAAAAGAGTTTGACGATGCTGGCTATAGTACTGAAGTCTTTCATGATCATGTTTTGTTTGTAAAAGATTTTTTGCAACCAGAAGAACTAGAAACTATTTTAGAAATAATTGATACCACCCCTAACGAAGACTGGGCTATAGAGTATACAAAAAATCTTGCTAGATTCTGTATGGAAAAGTTTGGCAGAGATGATGTAGATAACCTGGTCGCAGAAGGTAAATTTGAAATTACCCAAGGCTGGGAAGATAAGAATCTAAATATTACAACTAAACAAATAAGCACAACTCTTCAAGGTAGACTGGGGAAACTACTAGAACTAGCAGACCCATCTTTAGAACTTGCTGGATTTGGAACACTTCAAAGAATGCAGGCTGGTGTTGAGTTAAAGGCTCATACAGACCAACACACAGATCCATCCATTAGATATGCTGCTATACTATACATTAATGATGACTATAAGGATGGAACTTTGTTCTTTAAGAATAAGGAAGATTCAGACTTAAGGCCAAAACCAGGAACATTGCTTATTTTCCCAGGAAACGAAGAATATGAGCATGGAGTAAGGTTTGTAGGAGAAGGACCCATAAGATATGTTACCGTAGGATTTATGAAAGTAACAGGTTTTTATGAGAAAAATAAATACTAAGGAGATATAAAATGGACAGAGAAATACTTGAAGAAAAGGTTTATTATTACACAAACGTAATAGAAGACCCTAAGAAACTTGTTGATGCAATTGAGAACGACAACAAGGATGAATGGGGCGAGTGGATGGCATGTAGTGGCCAGCACTATGTCTATGGAACAGATAAAACTATTGCATTAACTGCAGAGGCTGATGAAAAAGATAAGTACATCTACAATACTTTACAAAAGGCGTTTGATGATGTTGCAAGAGATTACGCAAAGGCTCAAGGTATCACGGATGAACCAAAACTGTTTCCTCAGTATCCAATCAAGAAGTATCAGGCAGGAACATACATGGGTGCTCACTTTGATCAGCAAGAGGGAGATGAGAGACTAAAGGTTTCTTTCGTAATGTATCTTAACGATGATTATGAAGGCGGAGAACTATCTTTCACTATTGCTTCCCCAGACGGTGTTTTGCAACACTCAAGCCCAGAAGCAGATTTTGAAGAAGCAAAGCACAATGGAAACTATACTTTTGCTATTAAGCCAAAGGCTGGAAGCATTATTGTATTCCCACCATCACCACCATATCATCACACTGCCCACCTAGTTAAAAGCGGTGAAAAGATTATGGTTCCTCAACACTGGATTCACTAGTATGACTCAGGGGTATCAAAATTTTAGTGATCAAGAACAGTTTGTTTTAAATTTACTTGATAACAAAAAAGAGGGATACTATGTTGAGTTAGGTGCTGCTCATTCAAAAAATGGAAGCAATACTTACAGACTTGAGAATGAGTTTGACTGGAAGGGCGTTTCTTTTGAAATTGTTCCAGAACTACATAAAGAGGTATCTGAAAATAGGAAAAATCCTTGTATTCTTGGGGATGCCACAAAGTTTGATTATATAAAATACTTTGAGGAAAACAATTTTCCAAATCAAATAGACTATCTTCAGGTAGACATTGATGCTGGATATCAAACAGACGGACGACCTGCTGGAAATCACTATACAACTCTACACGGACTAATTGCCGTGCCACTAAATAAGTATAGGTTTACAGTTATCACTTTTGAGCACGACTCAAACATGTACTGGAGAAATACAGCGATGCGTGATGCACAAAGAGAAATCCTTGACTCATTGGGCTATTCTTTAGTTGTTAGGCAAATACATGAAGACTGGTGGGTAGATCCAACAGCAATTGGCTTAGAAAAATATAGAGAGTACTTTAAATGGGACACACTATAAATAATAAAACAGCAATTGTCACAGGAGCAAGCAAAGGTGTTGGTTATGCAACAGTAAAACTTTTATCTGAAAACGGCTATAGAGTTATTGCTGTTTCAAGAGATCTTTCTAAAGTTTCAGACTTAGTTGGGGACAATGTAGAAGTTTATCAAATGGATATCACAAATGCCAACGAACTAAAAAAGTTTTATGATCAATATAAAGACATAACTCTAGATCTGCTGGTAAACAATGCAGGAGGAGGTGCTGGACCAACCAGCATTATTAATGAAACAATGGATAACTTTAGAAGAGCCTATGATATAAATGTCTCTGGCCCAATGTATCTTTCTCAACTTTTTGTTCCATGTATGAAAAAGTCAGAGTCCGCAACAATAATTTTTGTTAGTTCTCTTGGTGGAAAGTATCCATACAGATCTGGAGGAAATTACACAAATGCTAAAAGAGGAATGATGGCTCTTGTAGATACCATGAGACTAGAATTTCCAGAGTACGGTATTAAAGTTACTGAAATTTGTCCAGGTACAATTGACACACAAGAAGAAAAAAGAGAGATTGCAATAACTGCTGAAGATATGGCTGAGTCTATAAGATGGGTAGCAAGTTTACCTAAACATGTTAACATAAATCATATAGAGATAAATCACATACTTAGTGGTAAATAATTACTAACTCTCAACCTCTTATTTAGGGGAGAGTTTTGCTTTTTTGAAAACTCTGCTATACTTAACACTTAATCCGTTTTTGAAAGGACGATACATATTATGTCAGATTTTTTTAGTTTTAAACTTCCAGAGGACTTCGTAGAAAAGTACAAGAGCCAAGAAAGCCCATTTGGGTTTAAGGATGCAGCAGAAAACTCACTTGGAGAAATTACTTTTATTCGTACATATTCTCGAATGAAGGAAGATGGAACTAAGGAAAGATGGCATGAAGTTTGTCGTCGAGTAATCGAGGGTATGTATTCAGTACAAAAGAATCATGCCAAAGAAAACCGTTTGCCATGGAATGACTACAAGGCTCAGAAGTCAGCACAAGAAGCATTCCAAAGAATGTTTGAACTAAAGTGGACACCACCAGGGCGAGGCATGTGGGCATTTGGAACTCCTATGACTATGGAGAAGAAGAACTCGGCAGCACTACAAAACTGTGCAATGGTATCTACAAAGGACCTTGACAAAAATGATCCAGGAGCACTATTTGCTTGGGTTATGGATGCTCTGATGCTTGGCATTGGTGTAGGGTTTGATACAGTGGGACAGGATAAGAATTTTTCAATCTATGCCCCAACAGAACCAGAACAGGTGTTCGAAATTCCAGACACTCGTGAAGGTTGGGTAGAGTCAGTCAGACTTCTAATCAACTCATATTTGAGAGCAAACCAGAGCATTCAGAAGTTTAACTATGATTTGATCAGACCTCTTGGAGCCCCTATCAAGGGCTTTGGAGGCGTTGCATCAGGACCTGCACCTCTTATCAAGTTGCACGACCAGATAGACCGTGTAATCGGCTCCAGAGGCGGAGAAACACTAGATTCTCGTGCCATTGTAGACTTGGTAAACCTTATTGGTACATGCGTTGTATCAGGCAATGTTCGCAGATCAGCAACACTTGCTTTGGGTACTGCAGGAGACGACACATTCATGAATCTAAAGAATTCAGAGATGTTCCCAGAGCGTAACTCGTTTGACCCAGAGAATCCAGGTTGGGCTTGGATGTCTAATAATTCTATTTCAGCAGAAGTAGGAACAAAGTACGAAGACTATGTAGATTTAATTACTGAAAACGGAGAACCAGGTTTTATCTGGCTTGATGTTGCTCGTAATTATGGACGACTAAAGGATGCGCCAGACGGTAAGGATTATCGTGTGATGGGATTTAACCCATGTGCGGAGCAGCCATTGGAATCATACGAACTATGTACACTTGTAGAAGTGCACTTAAATCGTCATGAATCTAAGGAGGACTTCCTGCGTACCCTGAAGTTTGCATACCTTTACGGAAAGACTGTAACACTTGTTCCAACACACTGGCCACAAACAAACGGTATTATGCAACGCAACCGTCGTATTGGTACATCACTTACTGGTATTGCATCATTTGCAGATCAAAAGGGTTTGCCAGTTGTTCGTGAATGGATGGACGAAGGATATAACAAGATCCGTCACTATGATCATCAGTATTCAGAATGGCTATGTGTTCGTGAATCAATTCGTGTAACAACAGTTAAGCCATCAGGATCAGTTTCAATTCTTTCTGGTGCAACTCCTGGAGTTCACTGGGGA